ACATTTCTTCTCAGGTTGTTCTGGATAATATTTATAACCATCTAAAAGATCTGTTGGACTACCATATAAACTTGCTCCATCCATTATATATATATATATATTAAAATAAAGTTGCTACATAGGGATGCTCTTTATTTAGCGTAACTCTGATTACATTAAGTATGGCCGGCCTCAACACAGCGCCACTACCAAAGAAAGGATTTAACATTTGACGCATTGTAAGACGCCCCTGACGCAGCCGTAATTCCCAGAGTGGTGCGTTCAAACTCGCTGGAAACAACGTTTCGTCAAACTCCATTTTTATAAACCCTTTTTGCATAAATGGCTCTAAAACGGCAGTGAACAGACGCTTACGCGACCTTTGGTGCGCAGCAACGGAAGTGTTCGTTAATGATAATACCGTGTCCATATCTGGTTCGTTATATTCAACCACTTTATCAAATAGTTGTATAAACGTTAACCCTTCATCATCTATATGGTCTAATAATATTTTCATTGTTATACGTCTAATATTGGTTGTTTTATTGCCAGTAGTCGTATTATCCAAATTACTAAATTCAGGTGGGGGTGGTGCTGACTGAAACAATACTAACGTTCCTAATTCTTCTAACTTATCTGTAGTATTTTCCAGTGGCCTTTCGGAATTTTCCGAAAATATATTTTGTTCTAAAACAGGAATACCATATTTCTGCTGTATTTTTCTCTTTGCTCCTGTGATGGTTTTTATAGTTGATGGCAGTTTAAGCTCTTCGCCATCAGGTCGCAGAATCGTTATCATCTTTGGGCTTGCTTTCCTAGTTTTGGGGGATATCCTAGTCGTGGTTGATTTCCTAGTTTTGGATGGTTTTTTATATCCTAAACTCGTGAACACAGTTGGATACATCGTTTCCTGAATCTTCTTAACACAGAAATCCTTTCTAGTTTTATGACGTCTATAACCTCTTTTACATTTCTTCTCAGGTTGTTCTGGATAATATTTATAACCATCTAAAAGATCTGTTGGACTACCATATAAACTTGCTCCATCCATTATATATATATATATATATTAAAATAAAGTTGCTACATAGGGATGCTCTTTATTTAGCGTAACTCTGATTACATTAAGTATGGCCGGCCTCAACACAGCAGTGAAACTACCAGAGGACATTAACATTTTACGCATTGTAAGAGTATCCCTGTGAGATTTATTTCTTAATTCCCAGAGTGTGTAGCCAAAGCGAGGTGCTGATGATGCCACGGGGTTCAACCGCGCTGGAAACAACGTTTCATCAAACTCCATTTTTATAAACCCTTGTTTCATAAATGGCTCTAAAACGGCAGTGAACAGACGCTTGCGCGACTTTTGGCGCGCAACAAAGCCCTCCGTGTTCGTTAATGAGTTATATTCATCCACTTTATCAAATAGTTGTGTAAACGTTAACCCCTCATCATCTATATGATCTATTAATATTTTCATTGTAATACGTCTAAGATTTGTTGTTTTATTGTCAGTAGTCGTATTAGCCAAATCACTAAATTCAGGTGGGGTCGGTACTGTAATAACCAATAATAACATTCCTAAATCTTCTAATATATCTGTACTATTTTCCAGTGGCATTTCGGACCTTTCCGAAAATATTGTTTGTTCCTTCACATGAATACCATATTCCTGCTGTATTTTTCTCTTTGCTCCTATGATGGTTTTTATAGTTGATGGCAGTTTAAGCACTTCGCCATCAGGTCGCAGAATCGTTATCATCTTTGGGCTTGCTTTCCTAGTTTTGGGGGATTTTTTAGTTTTGGGGGATTTTTTAGTTTTGGGGGATTTTTTAGTTTTGGGGGATTTTTTAGTGGGTGATTTTCTAGTTTTGGATGGTTTTTTATATCCTAAACTCGTGAACACAGTTGGATACATCGTTTCATCCATAATATATATATATATATATATATATTAAAATAAAGTTGCTACATATTATTTTATCCGCATAACTTGCCTTTATAACACTTCCGTAGTAACATTTAGTACGGGTTCATTTAAAATCATGTTGTCAGTCGGTTTAAAGTCTACCATTGACAACGCGCACCCGTTAAACGTTTTCTCTATTGGTGTTTTTGGCCGTTTTTTATTTTTACTTGGTGCTCTATGATCATATCCATGAATTCTCTCATACTCCACGGTTTTCCAGATATGTTTTAATTGAGGCAGTACGCTATTATACCATATCTTATTGCGTAACACTAATACGCAACTATATACCTCTAATTTCCAATATATATTTTTAACCCAGGTTAATGCTTTGTGTTTCTCCATTACGGTTTTTTCCCAACTATTATACTCTGGTTCAGTTGCATATAATGGCGCGTATTCATAGATAGGCTTCCCATTATTTAAAAAGGATATAATAATACCCTTTAATTTATCTGTCGTAGAATTAGTAAAAGTACCATCTGTATTGAACTCTTCGTATGAGTCATACTCTACAAATTTGGTTTCCAAAAAATCACACTCATTTAATTGGCATATATTCATTTGCATTTGCATCTGGATCCAATAATCCTTTTTTGGTATCCCAGTTATGGTTCTACTAACCACATTTTTAACCTCTAACATTCTACCATATAGAGCGTTTCCCTCTTTTACATTTATTCCATCGGGCGATGCCCCCATGAAAGAATACTCCTGTGACTGAATACAACCAAAATCTTCTATTACCGTATTATTTATTCTTTCATACAACAATATGGATAATGGTTCAAATAATACCCCCCAGTGCATTGCGGTATTCACATTCACATTACTATATTTATCTACATTTAATGGAGAACATTTTTCATAAATATAACTATTCTTAATTTTTTCACTATCTAATGCTTTCCATGCGCTAGACGCCGTTATCATATTATACCTACATAAATACCACTCGGGGGTTCTTTGATCCGGTTGAGGTATCTCTCTTAGATACGTTATATGAGAGGCTTTAACTACAATATTGGTGGGTATGCGCAAATGCACATAGGACCTGGGAGGCATCATTATTTTAAAATAATAGTCTATCGCCACATCATAAATGTCCTCCACAAATGGATTATTAAACGGGTCATCAAATTGAATAGCATACATTAATTCAATTTGATCACTCAATACATCTATATAATTTTCCACTGCTAATAACATTGGATCAGACAAAATCGCTTCCTCTATCATATAAATCATCCATTCTAGCGCGTCTTCGTTCATTACTATATATAACTATTTATTTTTATTATCAATTTTTATAGTTCTATTTTTTACTTGCTTTTTTGATACTGTTTTTTTTCTATTAATAAAAAACTTATTATTCTCATTACATAACATTGGAATATTTTCTATCGTTTGCCCCTCTTTATTATAAATAATGTCTTTTAACTTTAATAATTTGGTTACATTTAACGAATATTTCAAATACGTCTTTAACTGTGCGATTTGTTCAACCGATAAAACCATATCCTTTCCATACTTATCTGCATAGTGTGCTAATAAATTTTGTTTTTTGGTCTTACTTAATTTGTTCCAACTTTCTTTTTCATTCGTTTTTTGTTCTTTCTCTAAAATTACTAACATATCTTCCGGAGTGGTATTACTTTTACTGGTATGTTGTTTTATTTCATATAGATTCATATTATATATATATATAACTTTATGTTTATGTGTTAATCTTTTAATATGAATTCATATATATATATGAATAAATGGACAAATGGTACTGTATTAGAAAAATCTATGCGATCCAGGACTTTAGATATACAAACCTTTATCGTCTCCTCCAATAAAACCGATAAATTTAATGATATTATTAATACCCGCGAGATGATGCCAAGCAATAAAATTAATCCCTTTTTAATCGCTAATAATTATCTCAAGGATCTGGAGGTGCAAACCAAATTCTTAATTCCTCAAAATTCACAATATTAACACTTAAATACTTATCAACCAGTTAACTAATGGCTACTACGTATAATACGCAAAATCAATTAGTATTAAATAATTTATTAGGTTGGTATAAAGATACGGATAACATAGATAATATGTTAGCGATTATCAATGGTAAATCCGCATTATCATTACGAATAGTGGACTGGTTTACTACCAATTATGCTAAAAAATATGGTACCGTATATAATATGGGTATGCATGATGATACTATGCGATTTTCCGTATATAGTGATTATAAACTGAAATTAAAGGCGTATTCCAAAAAACGGTTTGACCCTTTTTGTAGATGGTCACGTATTACTATACCCTATAATGATACTTCCCAAGTAGTAACTACTATTGGACAACTAAATTTCTTTAAATGGGCAATAGAGAATAAAGTAATAGAATATATTGAGCAACATTATAAAGAAATTGAGCTAGATATGAACAATAGGAATAGCACCTCTAAGCGGAAAAACCCAGTTACCTCCTTAGATAACTCTACCAGAAAAAAACGTGAAGAATTATCTATTTCCGCAACGAAAAGTATTAAAAAAGAAAATATAGAAATAACCCTACAGTTTAATTAAATATGGAGTTTAATGCGGCAAAAAATACCGATTTATTATGGAAAACTTTATATGATTCAGGTAAATTTAATGGATATACGAAAGAAAATTTACAATTAGCACATACGCTATTCGAAGAAACCATTAAAAGTTCCCAAAATTGGGAAATGAAGTCATTATTAGATCATAATAAGGGGTTTATACAGGACTATCTGGTTAAACTTAATCAGTCTAACCCAGTATTAACTACTTACAAATATGAAGACATTCGCAATAAAAGAATATCCGAGTTGGATAGCTTATATCATGAAAAAACCGCAGAATTTAATGCGTTCGTGCCTTCCCCTCCTAAAAATATTGATTTTTCCGATACTAAAACTACTACAGATAACCCTCTTGAACCCTTACTTCGTGAAATTTTATCTAATCAAAAACTTATATTATCGTATTTAGCAACCGATAAACAACAAGTATTAGAAACAGATTTAATATCATTAGCCTAGTATATTGAATGAAGATAGATAGTTTGCCGTATGAAATAACCGAGCATATTAAAGATTATTTATGGGGGGAATACTGATGCGTATAAGAAGAAACTATGTATAGACACTATTGTCGGTACGCTACGAAAACCATATATAAATGATCTCGGAAATTTTTGTGGATACTGTGGAGAGAAGAAGTATACTCTACCCGAAACTAATACGTGTTTACCGTGTGATATAATGATTAAGCGTGATAACGCCGCATATGCTTATAATACATGGAGTGGTAGATCACAAGGACACCTTGTCTTGAATAATAAAATTATTTGCTTATATGCAGGTAAAGTTGCCCAATTAGAACAAAATATTATGTGTATTAGAGGAGAATATCCGTATGTTCATCCGAAAGTATAAAAATATATATAAATATATATATATATATATATGAGTTGTAAAGGTCTAAGTAAAACCGACTGTTTAACATTAGATAATTGTAAATATGTAGAAACTACCAAAAGAACCTATTGTAGAACCCGAAAAAATAAAAAGAAAAGGAGATCTAAAACACCTACCAAGTCTAAAACACCTACCAAATCTAAAACACCTACCAAATCTAAAACACCTACCAAATCTAAAACACCTACGCCAACGATTAATATTACAAACTACGATGAATATATTTATATAAGTAATGCTTCCTTTTCGGATAAGCCCATTGCGGGATTTGATTTAGATTATACCCTTATAAAACCTAAATCCGGAAAACTATTTGCTAAAAACAAGGATGATTGGCATTTTTTATTTGACAACGTAGTATCTTATTTACAATCTATTGCTCCTACCTATAATATTGTAATCTTTACGAATCAAAACGGAATAAAAAAAGAGGCAAAGAGAGGGATGTTCCTTGCTAAAATAGTTCAAATCATAGAGGCTATCCAATTACCCATACATATATATGCATCCAAAACAAACGGGTTTATGAGGAAACCGTTAACGGGTTTATGGGAAACATGTCTATCAAACATTAAATCAATACATACCAATCATTTCTATTGTGGAGACGCGGCAGGACGACCTGATGATTTCGCGGCAACAGATTTAATGTTCGCTAACAATAATAATATTACTTTTCTTTTACCGGAAGAAGTATTTAAAGAAGAAAAAAGTGACATAGAATATAGTTGGCCTGAATATTTAACTCAATATAGTGGATCGTCTGCTAAGCTTACCTTTGAGGTAGACGGTCCTACTTTACTATTAATGTGTGGATATCCTGGTTGTGGTAAATCGACGATTGTAAATACGTTGGATGGATTTACTGCGGTAAGCAATGATACGTTAGGGACTAAAGCCAAGTGTATTAAAGCAACGAAAGAATTGTTGTTAAAAAATAAAAATATAGTGGTAGATAATACGAATCTTAGTGTAGCAAATCGTATAGAATATTATAAACTAGCTAGAGAATGGATTGTATCAAAAAAGGGTAATCCATATAATATAATAGTGATACATATTAACAATAATATTCAGTTTTGTTATTATATGAATCAGTTAAGGTGTCAACTCTCTAAAGGGGTACAAAAATTAGTACCTAAAATAGCATATTATACGCTAAAAAGCCGCGCCGAATTCCCAGCCCTCTCCGAATATGATAATATAAAAATAATTACACATAGTAGTATGGTAGACGAATATATTTATCAGTTCCCACCTTTATAATTAGCTAAATACTAGTTGTTCAATGCAAATAATCGCTTGCATTTCCTTTGCCATTTTAGTATGAAGCGCTTCCAGCATTTGTTCATTGTCATGAAAGGTCTTCAAGATTTCATTCGCCGATTCAACCCATTTCGTTTTGTATGCGAGGTAGTTTTCTTGGTCGTTATTGTATGCGAAAGTATAAATTTTGGCTGCGCGGGCATTAAACTTTTTATAGGGGCTTCCCTTAGGCGCTCTATTTGCTACCTCCATATAATGAAGGCGCTTGCTTTCAAGAAATGCCCTAATTGCTTCCGGTGATGGAGTAGCATTGGTGGTGGAGGATGTTTGAGTTTTTCTTGATGACTTGCCCATGATTAACTTATTATATATGCTTAAAAGTTATTTCAATTTTTTAGATAATGTTATCCACCATTAAACCATGCATAATAAATCATATCAAAGATATGTTATGGGGCAATACCTCTACATGGAAAACCCTATTTAGTCAAATTATTAAACCATTCACCCTTGAAAATGATTTAATATCCTATTTAAAAGACATACGCCATTATTGTGCGGATTATTGTCCGTCGTGTGGAGAGAAAGAGGTATATTCTTCCATTAGTAGTATATGTGACCTATGTAAAACCCCTATACATAAATATCCCTTCAATACCTTTAGTGGAGGCAACCAAGGATGTTTTTATTTACATAATGTTCATATGATTTATCTGGACCGATGCTGTTGTCCATGCACTCGTAAACTGTTTTTACGAACCAAATGTAATATGCGATAAATGATTAATTCTCATAGACACGCGCTCATAAAAGGACACATTCTTTATTTCAGTAGGCAAATCATATAAATAAATTTGTATGGCATTAGTATTATTTAGATATAGCCAAACTAGATAGATGCCTACATAAAGCATTTCATAATACGTATTTTTTTTAAAGGGAAGTTTAGAATAAGTGATATATAGATACATGACTAGCATACTAATGAACATTTCAAATAAAGTAATACCAAATCTAATGCTAAATTGGGCGGTAGAAGTTCCAGCATTTAATGGTATATTTAGAAAGGGTAATATAAAATTAACTATGGTTAAACATAACGCTCCCATAGAGGATAGTATTATTGGTGCAGGAAAATACCTATTATTAGTTATCATCGCAATGACAAAAAAAAAGGCAAACGCCCATATCCAAAAAGAAAATATATATGAAAAAGGTACCATATTATAAAGGTATATAATTATAAAATTTGTATTATGTTGATATAGCCAAAGCAGAAAAATACCCAAGTATAGTATTTTGTTTTAAGACCCGGTTGGAATAGGTCACATATAGATACATAACTAGCATAGTAATGATCGTTCTAATAAAGTAATATATATAATCTTAAGGATAATTGCGGTGTTCGTATGGCTAAAGTTCATGATCGTGGACCAACTCCATCGCCTCATCTACATCAAACTCATATTTCTTCGCAAGCAGATCAATTAACCTCTTCTTGAAATCACTCAACTGCTCCTGCCTCAACTTCTCCAGAGCGGCAGACAACTGGCTGCAGTAAATGTCGATGACTGGCTGAATGGTGTTAGTGGACATAATAGGACTGTTTCCTAATTCGCAATCCATCCCGGGGGGTGGTAAAGTTGCTGGTGGACAAAATTTATAATAATTTTCAAATTCTGGTATAGATGCGTTATGTTTTTGCGAAGCCAGTCCCCAATAGTTTCCTATATTGTTTTCACTTAGACTTTTCTTAGACGTTTTCCATTTGGTATAAAATAGTTTTTGGTTATTTGGTACCTTCATAAACTCTACTAACGTTTCATAGGTAAACGGTTTATTATCTTTTCCCAATTCCTTCATGCATCTTAGCATATATTTTGGAGCTGGCTGACATACCTTTAGTTTGTTTATCTCCTCGCCCGAGAGCGCTGATAATTTATCAGTTAGCTTTATTTCCGTATGAGAGGCCGGCATAGTTATATATTATATCTGGTTAAACAGTATTTCAATTTTGTAGGTAGTGTTATTATAATTAAGACATAATATTAATACCACTATACTACTACTATGGAGTTACCTACACACATAATAAATCATATCAAAGATATCTTATGGGGTAATCGGGCGGAATGGAAAGCCAAGTTTAGTGGGATCATTAATGTAATGATCCATTCGGTCGGAAAGGAAAATATTAATGCTAAAACTTATTGTCCATCCTGCGGAGAGAACGAGGGATGGCTATTTGAGCCGATTTGTTTTTATTGTAATGATACTACTTATAAGTATCCCTACAATACCTTTAGTGGCACCAATCAAGGAGCTTTTTATTTACATAACCAGTTTACCTTATTATATAGTGGTATTAATAAACATACCCATTATCCTAATGCTGCACGGTGTTGGGGTACGCCCCAATGGCGCACCAGACGGTCATATGCCCTCACTTAAGCAATCCGCTCCAGTTTAATCTTTTGGGTATGTTCTCTCCAAAAGACATATATCTTTACCCAAATCTTTTCGTTCAACTC